CCGTTGTGATAACGCTGCCCGCCGAGGGGATCAGACTCGTCAACAGCGCCACCGTCGGCGTCGTGCCTAAACCGTGCGCAATCGTCCCATCCTGAGCAATGCCCGCCGCCGAGCAGCTGAACAGGTAAGGCCCGCTGACACGAATACCATTCAGGCCAAGCGAGGCGGACGTAAAAACTCCTGTAGATGACAAGTTGCCCACCGTCGCGCCGCTTTGGATGTCGAGCGTTGCGCCACTCTGCAATTCCAACTCGCCGCCGCTGGCGCCCGTGATTTTCGCCCCGCCGCTCTCAAAGCGGCATTTGGTCGCGTATTCGGCGGTGGGCTGGATTTTCTGCGCCGGAACCGGCGGCACCTGCACCGGCAGGCTCACGCCAAGAAAGCCAGCCACGGCGATAAGCGCGGCCAGCGCCAGCCACACGATCCATTGCTTTTGTTTGTCTGACACGTTCATTTTCTTTTTCTCCTCTGTTTGAGCGCCTGTCCCGCAGCACGCGCCTCTTGGTCGGAAACGCCGTCATTCAGATCGAGCGTTACCGGCTCAGCCGGCGGCGGGGCGGGTTGCGCTTCGGCTTCAGTCGCAGTATTTTTTTCCGTGAGCGTCATCGCCAGGCCGGAGGCAATCAGGCTTTGGCCGTAATCCGGCAAGGCAGTGTGTAACTCGCCCGCCTTGCGCGCGCGCGCCCGGTTGTGCTCATCGTTGTACACGCCGTCACTGAGTATCAAGAGTTGCATCGTGGCCTCTGGGAAGAGGGGCAAGCCAAGACGCAGCCTGCCCCTGCTTGTCTTTAGGCATATCCGATCTTGACGACGGTGTTATCCTGCGCCGGCGGGGCGTGGCGGCCCTTCGCCAGGTGGCAGGACACGCCACACACCACCGTGCCCCCGCCCGCCACAGTCGCCACGGCGCGGATGTACCGCTCGCGCTCGGACAGATTCACGTCAATCAGGTACGGCTCGTTGTCGCCCGTGTCGCTGATCGCGCCCGTCGTTGCGCTGGTAATGTCGGCGTAGGCGTCAGACGAGCCGTTGTCGCTCGACTCTTGCAGCTTGACCGTGACGTTGCCGGTCGTCGCCAGGCCGATTTCAATATCCACCAGCAAAGTTTCATAGCCCAGGCAGTCAACCCCCGTGCCGTCCACGGACGCGCCGGACGAGATAGACTGCGGGGCGATGCTTTGCTTGACCAGTTGGGTGTCTGAAAGGTTTCCGTACATGGTGTTTTCTCCTCTCGGTTAGCTCGCGGCGATTTCCAGCGCGGCGAAGCGGTACGTCTGGGACACTTGCCCGCCCAGGCGGCGGCGGAACACAAACTTGACGATGTCGCTCTCGCTCTCGGTCAGTTCGTCGCGCGTCAGCGTCATGCCCACCCGGTCGGCAATCTGATAGCCGCGCAAGTCGCCAAAGATGATCGGGAAAGCGTTGGCGGCGATGTCGGGCATGGCTTCGCTCGTCAGCGCGGGATAGCCCAACAGACGATCCGGCTCGCCCTCGCGCAGGCTGTTGTACCAGATCGGGCGGCCCACGCCGTCCACGGTCTGGGACAACACCGAAGCGGTCGTGTCATTCATGATCCACACGCAGTTGTCGCGGTACTGGCGGGCCACCTGGTACTTGATCGCCATGAGGTTGCCCACGCGATTCGCCGCCGGCCAGGTCGAAGCGTCCCCGCTGGCCGTGTGCGAAAGGCTCAGCGCGTTGGTGCTGCCCGGCAGGATGCCTTGTGGCTTGGCAATGCCGTTGCCCACGAGGAACTGTTCATCCTCGTCAACCGAATACTCCTGGCTGGCCCACTCGCTGATCTTGTTCGCCAGCGGCACGGCGGTGTCTTCCAAGAGCGCGCGTGGGACGCGCACGGTGCACATGGCGATGTGAACGGGCGTCTTTTCAGTGCCAAAGGTCGGGTTGGTAACGGCCTGGTTGGTGGCCGGGGTGTCCCCCACCCACGTCACGCGCATCGCGCCGGTGTGCCGCGAGTCCCCGCCGGTCACGGTGATGCGCGTCATCACGTCGCTGGAAGTGGGAGTCACGTCCGCGCGGGCGCGCACGACCGTCATGCCCGGCAGCCGCTCGATCAAGTCGAGGCGCAGGTCTTCGGGCACGGTGAACCCGCCCAGGCTGTCCACCGTCGCGGCCAGGTCGGTCTTGATGGCGGCCACGTTCGCCCCGCCCAGGATCATGGTCTTGAGTTGGCTCGGCACCAGGTAGATGGTCTTGAGCGCGGCGCGTTCGTCCCGCTCCAGGCCGATCTCGCCGTGGCGCAGGAACTTGGCAAAGGCCAGGTGTTGCAGGTGGCGCTTGACCTCGTAATCCTCGCCGTACAGGTCGCGCGTGACGGCTTTGACGGCGGCTGGCGTCTCCCCGCCGAAGCGGAGCAGCGCCACGCTCTTGACGGCGGCTTTGTCTCCGTCGTCTTCTTCGGCGTCCGGCCCGCTCTTGCCCTTGAAGCTGTAGGGCGGGCGCGCCGGCTGGCCTCTGGGCGAAAAGCCCAACGTCTTCAGGGCTTCCGCAACCGCTTGCGGATCAACGCTTTTGCCAGCGGGCGGGTTGACCGGCTCTTTGGCTTCCGGCGCGGCTTCGGTTTCCTGTTCGGTTTCCTCGGCCCCGGTTTCATCGGCTTCGTCCTCACCCAGCGCCAACGCCAGTACCGCCTCGATTTGGGTGTACTGTTCATCGGTCAGGCCGGGCACGAGTTTCTTGATGGTCTCGATCAGGTTCATTTTGTCACCTCGCCTTTGGTCATGGATTCATGGGCAGGAAGCGCCTGCCCCACGTTTTGCGTCGCGCCTCTCGGTCAGCGCCAGCCGCCCTTTGCGCTGTACACAACGCCCGTGGCGACGCTATGGCTGCCCGCTCGCTTTGGTAACATAAGGGGTATTATGGGACGTGCGCTCAACCAGCCCCACCGCCGCCTTGACCGCCTGATACTGAGTATCGGTGAAACCGGACAGCGCGATCCCGAATAGCTTATGCTCGGCGTTGGGCGCGGTAAACGCCTGGATCGCTTCCATGCCGTCCGGCGCGATAGATACCCCGCCCGCCGACTTTAGCTCAACCAGTCCTCGCGGCTCGGCGGGCGTCGGCGTCAGGCTGGCGTCCAGGCCCAACGGCCAGACTTTGATGTGGTGCGCGCCGCCTTCGGCCTCCTCGCGCTCGACCAGGTGTGAGGCCGTGCCGCTCGACCAGCCGTGCTTGTCCAGCGTGGCCTTGATCGCCTTGTTCAACAGGCGGTCGTATTCGTCGCGGTTGAACGTGATTGCCTCAATCAAAACGCCGTGCTCGTCGGCGCTCAGCTTGCCCTTGCCGATGCGCCGCTTGACCGTGATCTCGCCGCCGTCGCGGGTCCTTAGCGGCAGGCGATGGTTGTACCAGACATCGGTCTCTTTCACGTCGCCAAAGTCCGTGCCCCGGTCAAAAAAGTCGCGGTACGGGGTGGCGTCGTGCTGCTCCGCGCTGCCAAAGCGCACCAGGTAGCCGCCGAGGCGCAGCCCGCCTTCGGGGGTCTCGCCCAGGGCCTTGACCGAAACGCCAAACGAGGCAACTTGCGCGGATTGCTGTTCGGGCGCGGGCAGCAAGAGCGCGGCCAGTTCCCCGATTGACTTTTTCTCCACGAGGGAGGCGTGGCAGATGGCAATCGCGGTCTGCTTGTCCTTGCCCGCCGCCATGATCTTTTTGACGCACGAATCCATTTTGCCCCACAGGGGCTTGGGTACGTTTGTGTAGGGCATGGTTACTCCTTTGCTAGTTGATCCAACCATTCAGACACAGCCTGCCCAAAGGCGGCTTGGATATTGGCGCGGTTTTCTTCCAGCACTTGGTCAATCGTTTTCCATCCACGCGCTTTGTGGAAAGCGGCTTGCTTGTTTCCTTGCACGTGTTCGGCATAGCTGGTGTTTGTGCCCAGCACGCCTTCCACGCCGCGTTCGGTCACTTCCACCTTTTGCGTCCACGACTCTTTCAAGTCTTCCGACGTGCGGCTCAGGCGATATTCGTTGACCTCGGATGTTTCTTGCACCACCCACGGAGCGCTCACAACTCCCGCGCGCTTTTGCGGCTTGAGTGTTTCTTCGCCGGTGACGGGATACCACCAACCCGCGCCGCGCTCGTAATACCCCATCGGGAGGCGCGTCCGAAGCGAAAAGCGTCCAGGCTGATTGGCCTCAGTGGACGGCGGATATTCGGTAATGCCGTCTTGCAGCATGGACAGACTCTTGACCATTGCTTCGCGCAGCAAGGGTTGGATAGTCTGGGGCATTTTTTCCAGCGCATCCATCAGCTCATCAAAACCGTGTATCTCAATAACGTCTGCCGCCATTGGCGTTTCTCTCTATCCGCGCTACAATGCGCGCATGTCAAATGATGAACGCATTCCGATTCCGCCTGACTGGACTGGCCCGCGTCCGCCTGATTTTATTCACCATCGAGGCGATCCAGGCTACGAAGACCTCGGCTGTCTTTATGAAAAAGGTTGGTGTTTCCCGAACGCTCCCAAGCCAATGGTGCTCATTGAGCAATGCTGAGATGACGGCGTGTCAACTTTCATTCATCTTCACATCAGGCCGCCTGCGTCCAACGGCGAATCAGCGCCACCCGCGCCGGAAAACGAGCCAGTGTAGAAACCGGGTT